AGAAGAATTACAATACACTTTAAATGCAACAGGTGTACATGGTATTGCAACCATGTCTGACGTAGCTGGTACACTTGATGCGTCATACTATAAAGGTCAAGGTTCGCGTCAAGGTGGTGAGCGTGAGTTTGTAGCACACGCATTTAAAATGAGAAGTGGATGTGATGGGGGCGGGAAAGGTTATCTCGGACAAGATGAGAAAGCGTTTACAATTTCAACGCATCAAGACCAACAGATATTTCAACAAATGGCAGTCCGCAGATTAACACCAACAGAATGTGAACGTCTGCAAGGGTTTCCAGATGGATACACACAAATACCTTGGCGTAAAAAACCAGCAGGAGATTGTCCAGATGGACCTCGCTATAAAGCACTGGGCAATAGCTGGGCAGTTCCAGTAGTCGCTTGGATTGGTGAGCGTATTGCAAAGGAGTTATTAAAATGAGTAAAGAAGAATTATATAAACGCCTGACGATGGCGCAGAAAAACAAAAAGGAATTGAAGAAAATTAAACTTCAACTACTCAAAGAAATCGAGCAGTTAAAGCTAATGCTGAGAGCATTGGAGGAAGGGTAATGGAAATTGATGATGTTGCAGCGCTCATGTTTTACATTGGCGTATTATTTCTAACGGGGTTATGGCTATGTCATTAGTTAAACCTATATCTCCAGTAACACCTGCGCCAACAGCCGTTGACTGTAAACATGACCATTGGCGCGTATATAATAGCCTTGGCTACCGCGAGTGTGACCGGTGCAAAGAACAAAGACCCATTTTTAACGATATACGGCATCAAAGATGAACATTTCACAAATATTCATAGGGTTGTCGCCCTTCTTAAAAGACAGATTTACAAGCGAAGTATTTACGCTTGGGCTTATTAACGAGCTAAACGAGCAGCGCTTTCGTGCTAGATGCAGACGCTTGATACGTCAGCACAACGGCGAAACGCGCAAGCTATACAAAGCGCTAAACAACTTAACAATGAATGACAGATTGCGGTTTTTTGACGTGGTGAGCGGACATGAATGACAAAGATTTAGATATAGTAAGAGAAGCGGTAAAGTACAACAGTCAAACAGGGCACTTTTACAAAGGCGACGCATCTACACCTGCTGCGCTTAACTGGAAAAACAAAAACGCAACAATCAACGTTAAAAAGAGTGGACTGCACACTAACTTTTTAGCGTGGAAAGTTGCGGTGTTTTTAGCCTACGGTTGGTATCCAGCGCATACTGACGCGGTAGAGTATTTAGATGACAATCCGACTAATCTGCGCATCAGCAATATTAGGGTCATTAAAGCGTCTGAAGACGAAATGACCATGATTGACTTCTGTGACGAAAACGACTTGCGCTATCCCAGCGTGTCAGCGCTTATGCGCGGCGAACCGTTTACCCGCCGAGTAGAGAACGGGTATTCAAGAGCGTATTTTAGTAAAAGCATACTAGAAGCAAATTGCGCTAAACTTCTAGCTAAGAAGCTCCGCGATGAAGAAATAAGAGAAAAGCCCAGAACGCGGCCAATGGGCAAACGCCGAAATGAACATTTTATGGATTTCTTGAAAACACATTATATCGTGCCTAAAGGTTGGGAGATGACACTATGCTAAAAGGCGACTCAGTACACGCAGGCGACCCCGTAGACGCGCCAGCGCACTATCAAGGTAACAAAATGCAGTGCATTGACGCAATGGAGGCAATGCTAAGTGTTGATGAATTCAGAGGGTATTTGCGCGGTAATGTTTTTAAGTACCAATGGCGTTTTAGAGATAAAGGCGGACTTGAAGACTTGCGCAAAGCACGGTGGTATTTAGACAGACTAATCAAATTGGAGAATTTCTAATGTACGCATTTAAAAGTGGGCCCGTAGACCAAGACCCAACCATCAAAGCGCTACGCGGCGAGGACATGGAAAACTACATGAATTTGCTCAAATGGCTAGATACTGTGCCGTTTATCCCTCTGAAGGTAAGCGACATTGTGCTGCCTTGGCGGGATAGATGAAGCCAAAGCTCAAAACGATGAATGGGGTGTGGATATGCTACACCCCTTGCTGCTCCATTCCGATGATGGCAGACCACCCCAAAACGGCGTACTTAAGATGGAAATTTATCAATGCTAAGACCCAACCAGATAGAAGCTGTTGCCTTTTTGAGCCAAATAGACAAAGGGATGATTCTTGCCCCAGTAGGGGCAGGCAAGACAGCGATAACATTGACAGCGATGAAGGAGGCGCTCGACGCGGGCAGAGTACGTCGGTTCTTAGTGATAGCGCCAAAGCGTGTCTGCACGGACGTGTGGACGATAGAGCCAGCGAAGTGGGTGCCAAGTCTGACCGTATCTATCGCCGTTGGCTCGCTAAATCAGCGTCTAGCGGCATTTGACGCGCCATCTCAGGTGGTTGTGACTAATTACGATACCCTTCAAACGCTGCCGCCATTACCTGACTTTGATGGCGTGGTGTTTGACGAGTTGACTGTTTTGAAGAACCCATCAGGCAAGCGCTTCAAAGCGCTGTTTGCGCGTATCAAAGATTTCAAGATTAAATGGGGGCTTACCGGTTCGTTTACCAGTAACGGGCTTGAAGACGTGTTTGGGCAATGCAAGATAGTGAACGCATCGCTACTCGGCAAATCAAAAACAGCGTTTCTTCAGTCGTATTTTGTGCTACTCAATAAAGACTTTGGTGAATGGGTAGCCAAGTCCACATCACTGCGTGACGTCATGGCGGAAATTAAACCCGCAACGTACCTTATTGACACGCAAGAGTACATGGACACTTTGCCCCCGCTTAACATCGTGCCAGTCAAATGTGCGATGGATATGAAGCAATACGGTGAGATGAAGAAAGACTTTGTGGTGTACTACGAAGACAAAGAAATCATTGCGGTTAACGCCGCCGTAGTGGTCAACAAACTGCAACAAATGGCTAGCGGGTTCTCCTACATTGAAGGACGCCCTACCACATGGTTCTCGCGCCACAAGTTTGACCGTCTTGACGAGATTCTTGAAGAAAACCAACACGCAAACACCATTATCGTGTACAACTTTCAAGCAGAGCTTGAAGAACTTAAACGCCGGTACCCAAACGCACGGACAATCGACCAGCAAGGCGTCATTTCGTCGTGGAACGCAGGGCGAGTGGAATTGCTACTGGTTCACCCTAAATCAGCAGGGCATGGGCTTAACCTTCAATTTGGCGGCAGTAAAATGGTCTTCCTGTCGCTTCCTTGGTCACTTGATAGATATGAGCAGACCATTGGACGGTTGCACCGTAGTGGACAAAAGAGCGCCGTATATTGCTATGTACTGCTAACAGACAAAACCGTAGACGAGCGCATATTCGCAAGTCTGCATGACAAACGCGCAATCTCAGATATTGCCTTAGAGGAATTAAAATGAACAACTTAACATGGCGCGACATCTTCTTTAATTTGAACAATTACACAGAAGGTGAATTACAGGTGATGATTGAGTCAGAGCGTCACGGTAAACGTAGACGCTCTATCTTGGTGCGGCTGCATCAGCGCTACTGCATACTCCGCGCTAATCGTGAGCGTGACGAATTACTCGCTTAAAAACAATTCTGCTTCCGCATTTCTGCGTCGAGTAAGTCCAGCTAATACTTTACCGCCGGCCTTGTTCCACCGCAGAAATTGCCCTGCTATTTCAGACTTAGGTTCTTTTGCTTTTAGCATTTTAACAAGCGTTGACGAAACTAAATTTCCACTGCCTATGTTATAGCAGAGGCAAACTAACGCATCGTATTCATTTTGGGTAAGCGGTTCGCCAATAGCGTTGACGGTATGCTCATACGGCGCTAGCGTCTGCGCTAGTAAATGCAACGCCGCTGCTTCACCCGGCAGTGCCTGATTAGCTTTCACAGGTGTTCCGTCCGCATAGCGTGTTGAGCCTATGCCAATCGTCCAAACACCCGCTGGGCATTTATAGCTTTGCAGTTTACAGCCTTCAAATTCTTTAATTAGGGCTAACCCTTTCTCACCTATCTTCATTTCTTTCCCCGTAGCGATAAAATAGTCGTTAGCTTTTGTGTCAGCCGAATCATGTCGTTATCTAGCACTCGCACTTGGTCGATTAGCTCAATTAGCGCGTCTGTTGCTTCTTGCAAAATAGGCTTTACGACGGTGGTCGCCCAGAGCCAGACAAAGTAGACAATATAGCCCATACCACCAGCAGCGATAATTGGGAATCCATATTGGTTAATATATTTAGCGATTGCATCGGCATCCATTAGTCTTTTCGCTCCACTGAAGGGGGCTTAGGCTTGTCTTTCTCTTGAGGTATATCGAGCGCCGTTGACGCTAATTCATCTATACGAGTAATGTCATGTGACATAGCAGTAACACGCCTATCTAGCTGCTTGATAATGCCGATTAGGCTTTTAATCTTCTCAAGTACACTATCAAGCAAGAATTTTTGCGTTAGGTAGACGAAATACATTCCGCCAGTCGCCGCCGCAATAGGAAATCCTACGTCCGTAGCAAACTGTAAGAATTCCATTATTTACCTGTCCACCAAGCGATAAACGAAAATATTGCTCCAATGGTGAATACAATGCCACCGATAAAGCCCTTGTAGCGCGTCTGCTCGGTTTTCATCTCGTCAAGCGCGGCTATGATAGCGTCTAGCTTTCTCCCTCTGTCTTCAAACACTTCTTCTAGCGCATCAATGCGCTGTTCTACTTTAGCTAAACGGCAGGCTTCGTCGGGCATCTCGACCTCACTTCAAGAATCTAAGT